TTCGTCGCTATCCCACATGCCTTTGCTGACATCGTACTGTTTTCCATCCATGGCAACATGCGTGGGGCGCGGCTCTTTACCCGCGTGGGAGTGCATCCATATTGCCCGCGTAAGCCCAAGCTCCAAATGCCGCACGCGTTCAATCGTGGCTTTCGCCTTGGCGTTCTGATCGCGGGCAATGAGCGCTGCGCGCTTGATCGTGCTCCCGTGGGACTTGCGCAGCTCGAGGGATAGTGTGTGAAGGTCTGATCCATTGCGCACCGCGTTCCACACTTTTTGCTCCACCTCCGCGTGATACTTGCGAGGGATAGAGCGAATAAGGCCCACGTTCTCGGCCACGACCAGCTTAAAAGCTTCGATGCTTTCGCGCGTAGGTTTGAACTGTATAGCGAAGCCGGCCTTTTTGAACTGCGCGAGCACAGATACTTGCGTGGCTTGCTGGTTACGCGCAGCAAAGTCTGAAGCAATCTTTTGAGACATTGCGTCAAACTTTCGGATTGTCTGCGTGCCCCATTTGATAAGCGCAGCCTGAAGCGCTTTCGTAGGGCTTGGCGCATCGTGGACAACGCCTTCGCGCAGACTGCGCAGCGTAGCGCGTACCCCTGGATGGAGGCGTAGCCGGCGCGCTTGCTCGAGCGTAACCCATCGGTATTCGTCGTGTTCTAAATTGAGCTGGCAATCGAAAGGCTCTACGACATCGGCAAGATAGGTGGCAAAGCGTACATTCTGCCATTCATGACGGTGCAGATATTCGAGCGGGCCATTGTAGGCGTGCAACGTTTCCTCAAACGCCTCACGTCGCGCCGTTGCCTCGGCTGTTTCGTCCAATTCGATCGCGCCGCCCGGAAAGGCCCACCCCTCGCCATCGGTTCGATGCATGAGTAAGTAAAGATCATCGGCGCGAAAGACTACGCCGGCCGCTTCGGCATCGAACCCCGGTAGGATCGCAGCATCCCCATAGTGCGCTGTGATGTGCGAGTTCGGGAAGATAGGCGGGGTTTTCCCCCACGCTACGGGAACGGCCTGCATTAAATGCGATGCGGCATCATTGATTGCCGCGTCAAGGATTGCGTTGTACCAGGCTTCCACCCCCGCATTAGGCCACACTGGGCCTATGACGATGGGCTTTGCCGTGGGGGATCGAAGTCTGCGCATAAGTGAAGGGCGTCCTTGCCCAGTCTCAATTAAGGACGACGAAAGCCGAAGCCGCCGTCATACGAGTACCCGATAAATCCCCCGTGGGTGTCCTCGGACACTGCACCGAATTCCTCAACCTCGAGTGTTTCTTGTACTTCGTTCATTTAAAAACTCCGAACATTGGTTTATTGCAAGGCCCGCCTATTATGCGCCTTTCCCGTTCGCCTTGGATTTGTTTTCTTGCGCCTTCAGTTTCGAGGCAGCGGCTTGCGTCTCAAGGCCCCGCTTGTGATCCGCTTGCGCTTTGCCTTCGTCAAGCTCCGCGCCGTGCTCCGCGTCAACTTGCTGCGGTGGCTGCGGTGCATCGCCTGAGAGGTTGTTGTACCCGCTGATAGGATCGGCCGAGAGGCGTTCTCGTACCTCGTCGGGCGAAACTACCCCACGGTCTACATAGGCGCCGTCCGTCTCGGCATTGGCTTTGCGAATCTCCGAAAGCTCTTTGACCGTGGGCGACGATAGCGGCACCCATTCATAGCCTATCGCCTTATCGATTGAGCCGAATAAATGGAGCTGCAAAATATCGAGGATGCCAGGCATGTGCGGCCCGAAAAAAGCTATCTGATACGACAGCACAAAGTCATACCAAACCTTGATTTCCCCTTCGCTCGAGGCGTTCAAACCGCTAGGCGTGATACCGGTAAGCTTGACAAGCGGTTGATGGGAGGGAGCCGCCATGTGCTCTTGCGACTGTGCTTGCAACTTGTCAAGGGACGCGAGGGGCGCGTGGACTTCCACAAGCTCCTCACTGTTTTTGTCAAGCAAGGTGAGCCCTTGGTTATCCCTCGTCTGAGTGAATAACGCGGCCCTCTGCAATAATCCATCCCCGGCAGTCTCATCGTTTTGCATCACTGCGGCCATGTTTGTCTTCAAACACATGACCGAAAAGTTATGTATCAAATTGCTAACGCTGTTACGCGTGCGCAACCATTGGTATACGTAAGGTTCCATCAGTTGCGACATGGACAAGCCGCCGAAGTTGTAAGCCGGCTTGAGAATGTCGGGAACTTCGCGCGTGATAAATGTCAGGAGCCGCGAAGCGTGCGTACGTTTGCCAATCACGAACCAAGCCCGAGGCTTGTAGAAATCTCCAGCCGTGGGGTCGGTCGTATTGTATGAGTAGGGCGTAGTCCATATAGGCTCTATTACCTTAAAGCCGCGAAGGCTGCCTTTTGCCACCGTTGCGGGGTCTGCGACTAGTGGTAGTTGCCGCAATTCGTCAGCGTCTTTCGAGCCGGGGTCTATGTCTATAAAAAGCTGTGCACGCCCGAAAAAACCGTCGACTTCCGACAGTTTACGGCATAACCCCCGCAGATTGAACGCTTCACACGCATCCTCGAGTTGCTGGATTTTATCCTCGAGCCCTTTATCCTCAGGCTCTTTGTTCACATCCTCGCCTCGAGCTTTCCGTTTCTTGCGAGACGCCTTACCCCTTACAGTAATGTCAATCCATCCCCGCGTTGCCTCGCTGGCCGTTGTTTCGACAGGCGAGCGGTACTCGCTTCGCTGCGACAGCTCGGCCAAATAGCCATACCCCGGGAACCCCATACCGCAGTTGGTTTGATTGAGGTATTCCCACGCTGGGGCGTTCGTGGCGTCATCGTAGGCTAGTATGGGCGGGCCGAGCTGCGCGGGATCATCCGCTTTGTTATAGCGGAAATCTCCGCGCACACTCGGGGGGAGCTTCGGCGGCTCTACCTTGCGCGGAATCACAGTCATTTCCCCAGCCTTGAGGAATAGGGACTGCGCAAGGCTCATGCTGTCCGGCTTTTTCTCCGTTTCGATTTTGCGGAGCAATCCCGCAGCAATTTTTATAAGCTCCTGCTTTTTCTCCGTCTCGGCCGGTTTCTCTTCTTTGAGCCATTCCCTTAGCCATTTGCGAAAACGTTTGATCACGGTTATTGCTCCGTACCGGCAAAAAGTTGAAACGCGAATCCCGCCCCCGGCGCCCGCCCGTCTTCTTCAGGCAACAAGCGGGATTTTATGAATACATCATTGGGTAGGATTTTCCAGCCTATCCAAAAACAATTGGCCTTGCTGTAGTACCAGCGCAAACCCGCTTGATACCCTTGAGCACCTAGCCACCATACGCGCGAGCCGTCCTTTCGCTTGCGTTCCCATGTTTCAATGCGTGGGGGTTCAATCAACAAACCAAAGAATAGCCAGTACCGCAGATTGGCCGTCGAATTGCGCAAGGCGGACCAAACGAAAATGCGCCGCCATTTACCCCAATTCGCAGTTTCCAGGTTCCACGCGAGCTGTCGTGACTGTACTACGGTAGAAGTCATGTTGATCAGCGGCAAGCCGTCGATTCCATCCTCATCATTACCCCAAATCGAATTTACCAGCCGGCTACGCCACACCTTGACCACACGGCCGTCCTTATAGTGTGCCGAGGGGCGTTTGTTGATCGCGTTGGGGATCGCCGCCAAGACGGCAATGAGAGGCACACCGAAGAGGGTAAGCGGTATCGTCGACAGGATATAGAGCACCCAAACGAGTATAAAAATAGGTAGTCTTTTCATCGTCTTGCCCCCGCTGCCGTATGGTGAATAGCCGCCGTCGCCGCCAGTACCCCGGGGTGTATAACGATGACTTCGGCGCGCGGAGCGTACAACATCATGGCCGTGTCCGCCAAATTAGGCGAGGAGATCGACTTGCGGACCTCGGTCTTAGTGCCTACCGGGCATTTGTCGACCATCATCTTACCGTTTTTGGAGAGGCCCCAAACGGGTTGCGAGAGTTCCATGCAAAACTTGGTGCGCTCCGCGAAGTCGCCGGCAATGCTTATGAACTTAGACACGTCGATTTCCATGGCAAGCGCTATTGCATCCTCGCCGCTGTTCAAACGTTCTACAAACCGGTAAGTGTATTGAAATCTTTGACGTAGCGTCCACCATCCCTGTGCTTTGGCATTCTCGAAAAAATCGCCGGCCGTGCGTTCCGTGCCTGGCACTATCTCCTCCGGGTTGTGGACTTCCCCTGACCCCCGGAACGGCTGAACCGAAAGG